ATGGTTGGTATAGGAATTTTAGGGGTGCTAGGGTTTATTGTGTTTCTAATCATGGGGATAATATCCTTATTTAGAAAGAACGGTAAAGCCAAGCGGTTGTTTCTGATTTCAATATCCTCTTTCATTGTATTTCTGATAGCTGCTTTGAATACCGATACAGAAACTTCGCCAACATCTAAGGCCGTAACCGCCTCTAATGACTCAGCAGATCAAAAGGACAATGGACAAGAGAAGTCTAAAGAACCAGTTAAACAGGCAGAGGAAAAACCCAAAACGCCTAAACAGATAGCAGAAGAAGTTGCTGCAGAAGAGTTTTCTGAGGTGAAACAAGTGGCTTTTAACGCTGAAACAGGAAATCTGTTCATAAAAGCGACTGGTAAAGAGAACTTTACAAATAATATGACAAGGGATGGGCTGAAACTAGCTATCTTAGAAGTAGTTGAGACCGTTAGTTCTTCTACAGAAGTAAAAAATGTTGATTTCAACATTCTGTTCCCTCTAGTAGACCAATATGGAAATGTATCTGATGGTTCAGTTATGAAGGTTATGCTATCGAGAGAAACAATAGACAAAATGAACTTCAAAAACTTCAATATAGACAATTTAGATGCAATAGCTGATGGGTACTGGCTACACCCTGGATTCAAGTAAGAAGTAATTAAATTATATCTCGGACATACTTTTAATTTTAAAAGACCCTCTCAACGGGGTCTTTTTAATATGTCCAATAATCAAAAGTCCTTCTTGCTCTTTTGGCTGGTGGAGGATCGTTATCGTCTTTTAACACGAAAATACCGGTGGTTGTTGTTTTGTCCGGCCACTGAATATATCCGTGGTCCTCTAAATACTGCAGAGACAAAAGAATGTCTTTCTTACTCCGGCCTGTCTTTGCCTCTAATAGCCGGAAAATGGGCATACGTCCTTGTTTATGTGAGGGGTAATTCAGTAAGATGCGATGGAGTTTTCTTTCTGGATCCGGCAGCATGCAAAATACCTCCTGTAAAAATGAGAACGTTCGTTTGTATTATATCAGGCCAGAAAGCAAAAAAGAACCCCGCATGCCGCCGCCTCGGGGTCCCTGTAGCTCATGCTTTTATTCCTTAGTTTCAAGCGTAGCCGTTTTAGAATTCTGGTCCCATCCAATCTTTGCACCGATCGCCTCGCCTACAGCTCGCAGGGGAACGTAGGTCACTCCGTCCACTAGCTTACCGTCCTTGATTTTCTTACCATCCACTATGACATTCACCTTGTCGCTCACCGCAGCTGCACCTTCCTTCTGTTTCATCTTCTTTGCCCACACTTTCAAATCATTCAGCGTGCCGTCGAATTCATTCAGGTCCACGTTGCCACTGATGCCCGGGACCTTGCCGGAATCACTAAATTGCCAAATAGTCCAGCGTTTCCATGCTGCCCGATCATCCGGCACCCGCGTATTGCTGTATCGTGCAATCCACAATGGATAGACGCCAAGTGACGTATCAAAATTGACGGCAAAGGCATTGCCCGTGTAGATCATCGGCCGGCTGCCGGTAAGTCGCTCTACCTCGTTCAGGAATGCCAAAGCAATGACGTTGATAGTGGCCTTGTTTAGATTACCCGGGTTATTCTCGTAATCCATCACCGGCGGCAATTCGAACACGTCCCCTGCCTTCTTCATCGTCTCTGCAAAATGGGCGGCCTGCTGCTTTGCTGCTTGAACTGTGATAGCGTCCATGAAATGATATGCGCCTACCAAAAGCCCGGCTCCCCGCGCCCCCTTCGCATTCTCATAAAATCGCGGATCCACAAAGGCCGTGCCTTGAGTGGCTTTGATGAAAGCGAACTCTCTGCCATCAGCCTTAACTTGCTGCCAGTTGATTTTACCTTGCCAATGGGAAACGTCGATCCCTTGAGCATTGCCTTTACTCCTGTTTTGCATTGGTGTCCACTCCTTTCATCCCTTGCTTAACAAGCTGGTTGCCATAAACGGCAACAGCTCCGCACAGAATGCCTTGAATTACCGCCTGTACTGTAAACCCTTGAATAAGGCAAACGAACACAATAGCAATGGCACCAACCAAATAAGGAATAGACCAATTCGGGATAAGGGGCGTCTGTTTAAAGACATATCCAATAATCCAGCAGGCAATCACGACCACGATCAACTCAGGGTTGATGTATTCAAAAATTAAACTCCACTCCATATTCAATCATCCTCCTATTATTTAAGTGCAGCCAGCTTGAAGCCAGCCCACACCGCTGCAACAAGACCGGTCGCCGAACTGGCAATAATAACGCCGTAGAAAGCCCTCTTTACCCACTTGCGCCCCTCTGCCTGCTCTTGCTGCACTTTCAACGCCTCGTTAGCCTTGCGCAAAGCTTCTTCTGCAATAACCTTGGTTTGACTTTGCTCCATCTCCATAGTGGTTAACTTGTCCTTTACTTGCTGGGCACAGGCCAGTGCTTCTTTAGATGTGTCCCTGACTTCTGCAACCGATGGTACCAGAGCTGCCAGCGGCTTCAATGTCTCTTCGATTCTCGCGAGTTGTATCTGCAGACCAACCAATGTATTTACATCTTGCACGTCACCCACCCCTTGTGTAGTATTCATTCCCCTCGTCCCCCAATCATTTCTCTGTATTAAAAAGAGCCCCCGGACCACCCAGGGGCATAAAAAATACGCCTTATGGCGCGTTATGCTGCATAATCAACATTTGTGATTTGCTCGTATTCTTCTGGAGTGATCATCTTAGCAACAACAAATGTTTTCAGACTATCATCGGTGTACAACGGATGTTGATTGTCATAATAGCGTTTGACTATCGAATACCACATCTACTCTGCACCTCCCTTCAGGGCCGCAACCTCGAAGAGCAGGGTTCCCACGGTATCCTCCAGGGAAGCGATGGTCGCCTTATCGTTGGCGCTCTCCAGAACGAGGTTTCCAATGGTCAAGTTCAATTCTGCATTCTCCTGCTGCAACTTTGATACCTTGGTTTCAATCGTCTCAGGAGCATAATAGTCATAGAACAACACTTTATCGATCAGATTGACTTTAAGTACCGCATCCATCCCTGGGATATTTTCTGGATAGATCATTGGTGTATCGCCCAAATCTATATGATTGGGATCAGACTCTTTCGCATCCGTAGGCAAAAATATAACCTTAGTTACCTTGCCAACATTAACATTCTCAGTTTCGTATTTGATTAACATCGCAGTACCCCCTTTATGTTATTATCATCATCCCATATGCATATGATGACCGTTCTCCACTCGAAACCACCGATAAATCATGGTTTGTGATTACGTCAATAGGACCGTTAAAATCAAAACCTGACGGAACTGATATAGGGTCTGATCCACTTGTGTAGCCCATTATTTTAATCCGTTTAGCAACTCTATCGATGCTTAACCTATTTACGTATGTCGATATAGTAGCCCCCCATCCTGATGACCCAGACATCAAAGTAACAAGACAAGCTTCTCGGCGTGCACTGTCCCTAAGCCACACAGACGCTGAAGGTGTCGTGCCATTTGCCCTACTGACAGTCTGGGCAAATATCCCCTGCCCAAAATTTGTTTGATCATAACTAGTCATAAAATCAACGTATCTCCCACCTGGAGGTATTCTGAACAAGATTGCTGTATCTTGATACGAAATGGTCCTTTCTATTGGCCCAATCTGTATAGCTTCTCTAACACTTTGGAAAATCTGTTGGATTTTTTGCGCTAAAAGAGTGTTGGAATCATTGACCGAAGCCGGTACCCCTTTAGCTGTAATCGCATCCGCAAACGCTTGTTTTTCCGCAGGCGTCATTCGCTCCAATGTTCCGACTATACCAAAGAATGTTTTGTCTTTCGGCAGATTGCCCGCAATCAAGTTCGGCTCTCCCTTGATTGTAATTGCGCTAGTGTATCGTCCGGCCGCTTTGGTCTGGTCTGCGGTATTTGGTGTAACTGTGCCTCCCGCGCCTCTATCTGGGATGGTACCCGTCACTTTTACACCCTTCACGTAGGCTGTTTTGCCGCTGATTATATCCCCAGCCGCTGCTGTGGCGTCACTGGTGTCAATCCCGACAGGTATTGAACGAATCCCTGTATCCAGCTCTGCAAACGTTGCAACTTGTCCCTGTTTGGAAACCGTCCCTTTCTTGGCGATGACGGCGGTTTCCAATCGGTTTTTACCGTCAACGCCAGATTGCTTTAAACCATCGATTTCACTATTAATCGTCGAAATGTCAGACTTTTCGGCCGCCTTTTGCTGGAGCTCTTTCAGTGATTCAGCCGTCAACGACATAAACCAATTCAACCATGCGGCAGGTGGTTTGTCGTTCACTTGCCATCCTTCCTGCTTTTTCGATTCAGGAGGCTCCACACCGGGTGCGCTCCAAGTAGGCGCTTGTTTGTCAAAGGACAAGGTAATCCCTCCTATATTGGTAATGGGTAATCGTTACCCGGGATATAAACTTCTCCCAAGGTCCCGCCGGTCGTCATTGCCTCGTCTGCAAATCCTGTTGGACCGGTTTCGAGTTGGTCATATTTCGAAGAGAATTGAAACGTGCCAGTTAGTTCAATTTGAGCCACACGGACGCCTGCAGCTACCGTTTTCTGGATGATCTGCCCAAACTGTAAGGGAGACATCCCCACTTCATTCAGCCGTTTTGTCGGGACTTTGATCAACGATATCGCTGCCGGTTCCGGCTCCGAAGGATCATCGAATTTTGGGTCAATACGGATGTCAGAATACGGGCAGTCCAGCGCAAGGGACAGGACCTGAATGATCGTGTTCACATCCGTTTTGGAAAGGTTCCGCGCGATTTTGGATTTTAGGAGAACCCGGTAAACTTCGTCCGTGGATGCCCCTCGCGTTTGCACGATGTTTTCCCCGATCCGGTCCAGCGTAGTGCCTTGGGCGTCATCAATGGACCGCCATTCCCGGATGCGTTCAAAGGTGTCGTTTACCTGCTGCAGTTGGCCGTGTAGGATGCTGATCAATTTCCCTAGATTACTATGTGGGTCCTTATTGTAGGCGTCGGCAAATCGCCGCAGCATATCCTTAAAGCTAAGCATGACTGGTCACCTCAATATCAGATGCCTTCACCTGTGCGACTTGGAACGGCTCAATAGCAACATTCCCTGTTCCCATCGATCCGCCGGTTCCGACTCGGATGACAACATCTTCGACTCCTGTGACACTGTACACTGTGCTGATCAGCCTCGTATAAACCACTTGGGCGCCCATGTTCAGACCGTTGTAATAGCTGCCGTTATCCTCGCCGCCGACATACCGGACCAAGGCCGATCGTATTAAATCATCACCATTCGCCGGGTAGCTGTCATTTCGGGTTACATCCACTTCGATTTGCAAGGCGACTTCCTCCGCCCGGCTGAATTTGACGGTATGCGGATATCCGCCAAGGTCCATGACTTGCATGGAAATGTCTCCATGGGATTCAATCCCCGCAGCTCCTTTGTCGAATATCGTTTGGGCTATGGTTTGATCATCGCCCCCAAGCACATACGCTTGATAAGATTTCGCAGGGCGTCCGGCGCTGTCCGTCTGTATGGTGTTATTCTCGATCACGGCTGCCGCACGTACATTTTCGAGACGTAGCAGCGCGCCGCGCAGGGCATCCAAGGAAGCAGCGCCACCCCCGGCCACCGCCTGATCCATCCGGTCTCTAAACTCGTCATCTGTTTCCTTCTCCCGTCCGCCTTGGGTGCGCTCCGGGTTCGTTACGGCCGTGATATCAGGATTTGGATTAACAATAATAGTAATCGTTCCGGCAGATACATTGCCCTGTGAGCCGGGCTCCAAGGCTTCAACCGGCACGGTCGCCATGCCGTCGGCACCCACCGTGAAAGGTTCCGTTGTTTCAAAATAAACGCCGGTTTCCGTGGCAACCTGAAATCCTGTGTCCTCGGTCCGGCCCGGGGTTCCTGAGATTAAAACGGTCCCAGTCGCCCATTGTTCCAATATCCGCGTGACTCCCGAATAAGGCCCTAACCGGTCCAGATTGTTACCTTGGGCCGTGTTCTTGTATCCGCTGTTGTATACGTCCTCGGCGGTCCCCCAAATCATCGCCAAGAACCATGCAAAAAGCCGCAGGATGATCCCCAGCGGCGAGCGTTCAGACGTATTAATGTTTTCGCCAAAAGCTTCCTTGGCCTTGTCCTCGATTTCGTCATACAAGTCTTGGAATCGCCGCCGTTTAAATCCGGTTCTATCCAGCACCGACTATCACCCCCTCTTCTTGAATCGTCTCCCCATCCGTCCCGGTTGCCGTAAATGTAACAAGCATCGTCCGGGATTTAGGATTGATGGTGAACTCCACATTTTCCACCGACTGGATCCGGGACTCCTGCAGCAATCCGGCTGTCAGTTCGTCCATCATTTGGGCTTCATTGACGTCTTTACCAAGGAACATCTTAAAATCAATTCCCATTTCCGGGTTTAGAAACCATTCATTTTTATTGGTTCCGATGCCGAGCCGACAGCATTGCGCCAATTCTTCGGGGCCTTCGATCGTAGCCAGCTCGCCGCCGGTGAAGACAAGGTCCCCGGTGTCATCCACTTTCAGTGAAATCATAGGAACACCCCCACTATTACGGCGTCATTGATGTCATGCGCCCGGGTGCTGTCCGGCGCGGCCACTTGACCGCGCAATGTATTCTTAATCTCCCGATCCGCACAAACCACATATACCACATCGCCTTTTTCATAGAATGGTTTTTCGACTTCGATATCCGGGCCAACCTTCCGCTTTCGCCCAAGTGCCGGAACGGATTGAATGACAGCAGGCGTATCGTCCCCCATTCTCACAAGGGGCTGCACATCCGCCCGGCATGTCGTTTCGTCGAACGTCACCACCCGGCACGGAATCGCCACATGCACCCCGGCCATGGCCCGGTTAACAAATCCATCTATCAACTTGGATAAAGTGCCTGCCGCATCCGCTTTGCTCATAACAACGCCTCCATCTCCGTGGTAAAGTCGCCTGTCCGGCTGATGTGATGGCTTCCGCTTCGAACATGCAGCTTGCCGCTAAACTGTTCGCTTTCCAGATTGATGACCGAAGCCGTGGTAATTCGGTACTGCAGCTGAGATTTCACGTTATACCCTCTTGCGCCGTTGCCTTCAAAATACTCGGGTGACTCGATTAATCCGGTTTTCTTGGTCAGATTAAATACGCTATCCCCGCCCTTTCGGAGGCTGCGCACATACAATTTTCCTTTATTGATGTAAACGGATGTGCCGCAGTCCTTCGCTACCTTGGAAATGATCTCAGTCACTGGACCTTTGGCCGTGTAGCCGTCCTGATAACGGTAATCTTGATTGAGTTGCATTTGAGCCACTGGCAACCCGATATACCGGGCCATTTCCTTAATGATGTGGCTGGCAAGCGTGTTCTTGGCATAGGCGATTTCCTTAACCTCCCGCTTCGACAGGTCTTCTGAATCAAGCACGTTGATGATCGTGATTTTGTCCACGCCGTCCCGCTGAGTCTTCACACTGGAAATATAGCCGTGAAGAACGACCCCGGAATCATCCCGGTACCCGGCATTCATCATCAGCACTTTGCCGCGCTTGATGTTGTTCAGCGTGTCACTAGAAAGATTCCATATCTTGATCTCCGCCTCATTCGGCAGGGTATCGTTATCAAACGGGATAGTCGCCTCGATGTTGAAATCATCCATAGAAAACTTCATGTTCTCTGTCATGACCTCGGCCACCCGACCGAAATTATTCATCGTCCTCACCTTCAATCACATATAAAAAGACGCTTTTCCCGAGTGTCTCCCATGTCACAGCTTTGCTTTTGTCCGATTCGTCAAACGGCACGATCGGCAGCTTGGGGAATCGGTTATCCATGATGTCATAAAATAGTGGCATTCCATATACCAGCTTTTCACCGACGGCCAAAACCTCCTCGTCACGCTCTAGGTCCACCGTGAAAAAGTCATACTCGGCATTGTAATGGACCTCAAAAGTGAAATTCTCTTCCGCAAGTGAAATATCAAAGCGATAGGGGATTTGTTCTTTTTCAATGTCGATGTACTCCATGTGTCACCTCAATTCGCCCACGGGCTGCCCGGCTTAAATTTGACTTTCTCCACTTTCTCTTTTGTCGATGATTTGGACGTTTTGCTCTTGGAATCCTTTTTGCTTGATGTTTTGGACTTGGCCTTGCTTTTCTTTTTGTCCTTGGTCTGCTTGGTCCCGGAGTTGACGATTTTGACCGTTTGGGCCTTCACTGGTAATGGCAAGTCGTTAACGTAAGATGTAGTAGCAACCCAGATTTCCTTAATCGTCAACGAATAAGCAAACCCGGTTGCGTTCTTATAGTTCCGACTTGGCGCAAAGCCCGTAATCAAGCCTGAGAAGGTGGTCCGGCCAACATACCGGACGATGGTCCCCTTCTCGCTCGCTTCCTTGAGAAACGCTTCAAACTTGGCCGCGTTCTCTACCACGACCCCGGTCAAGGAAAGGACGCGGGGCTTCCGCTGCACATGGTCCGTAACGTCGATATCCTTTTCCACCGGCTGATCCGTAACGTCAACGGAAAAGTCATACGATTCATCTTCAGCCAAGAGATAATGCCCGTTTATGGTTGCCATTATTCCGTTGCCTCCTCCAAACCATTTCGGCGCATGACGCTTTCAAACAGAGCGTTGATTTCAGCCAGCAGCACCGATTTTTCTGCCGGACCAACCGAAGATCCATTCAAATTAATGTTCAGGCTGATTTCTTGCCGGGATGTTGCGCCGCCTGTGCTGCTCGCTCGAGCCGGTGCCAAAGAAGAATCCCCGCTTCCGTCCGAATATGCCTTATTTTCCTCTGCCGTCAGTACCCGTTCACCTTCATGCAGCTCCGCAACATACCCATCAAACGGAACATTTGCAAGACCGTTGGCGTGGCTGCCATCGACCGGGATTTCCGGGATTTCTGGAATGTTAATGGCGAATTCCTTGCCGCCCAGCCAGTCCGGCAGTTTGATCGACAATGCGCTATTGATCTTGGCAATCATGTCATTGATTAGGCCGGTGATAAAGTTGACGCCATTAGCGAAGTTGTTTTTGACGTTTGTCCACATATTGGATAGGCCTGTGGATATCCCTTCCCATGTGTTGGTTGCTGTTGTCTTGATCTTTTCCCATACGCCGTTGACGAACGATGCAATGTTATTGGCGATATTGGTTATGGTGCTCCAAATGGAATTCCATGTCGATACAAAGAACGATACTATCGCATCAAAGACAGCTCGTGTCATGGTTGAGAACGATGTCCAGTAAGACACTACAGTGTTAACAATGCTCATTACCACAGAAGTAATAGCGTTCCAAATGGCGGTTCCCCACGTAACGAAGAATTCACCGATTTGACTGTATAGGTTGAACAACCATGTCTTATAGGCATCCCAGACATTCTTTAACCAGGTTGCTATTGCTCCCCAATTTTTGAACACAAGAATGATTCCAGTGACGACAGCTGCTAGAGCCAAGCCAACTGCAATGAACGGAAGCAACGGCGCGACAGTTGCCCAAAGGGCAGGCGCTAAAGAAGTCAACAGCACCGCTGCAAACACTCCGGCCGCAGGACCGATAATGTCAAAGTTATCTGCGAGAAACTTCACAGCCTTAGCCGCAGCATCAAACCCGACAGCCAATTTGTCCATAATTGTGCCGCCCACTTCGGTGATCTTCGGCATGGCTTTTTCTAGCCATTCAGAGAAACCAAGAAGGTGTGGCATTAATTCATCGCCTAAAGGTTTTAGAATCCCCGTCACCATCTGCCGACCGATACGTTCAAAAGCTTCCCCCGGAGTGTTCATCTTGATGTCATTCAGCTCGCCCATCTTATCGGCGGTCATGTCGAACTCATTCCGTGCGGAACCCATCGCAAGGATGACATCGGACTGCAAATCCTCAAATTGGGTACCGAACAAACCGAGTGCAACCGTGTTCTGGTCCACCGGATCAGCGATGTCGCCAATCATGGCAATGATCTGATCAAATGCCGCCTTCGCTTCCGGTCCGCCTTCTGCAAAGGTTCGCATCATCTTTTCAGCATTGAGCCCTAACATCTCATATGATTCGATGGCTCCGGTATCTCCGGTGTCCTTAGACCGGATGGTGAATTCCTTCACGGCATCATTAATTTTGTCTAAATTGAAGGCCCCTTCTTCGGCACCCGCTGCCATGACATCAAACATCGATTCAGCGTCGAAACCAAGCGATTTATAATGGACTGAGTATTCATTCAAGGAATCGAGCAATTCCCCAGAATAATCAAGACCCTTCTGCGAACCTTGAGCTATGAGTGAAAAGGCTTGCTCCGATGATATGCCGAAGTTTTTCATCATGGTATCAGCAGACCTTACAGATTCACCCACTTCGTACCCGAAGGCATCCCGCAGTAACAAGGCGTTTCGAGTCGTTTCCTCAAGTGCTTCGCCCTGCTCCTGAGTGATTTTGGCCGTCTCGGCAATAGCGCTGCCAAGGTCCTGCCAATTCTCGCCGAAATTATCATTGTACAGGTCCGTAGCAATGGCCTTCGTTTCTTCCATCTGTTCCGCCGTCATGCCGGTTGCCATCTGTACAGTCTTCATGGAATCATTGAACTCATTGGCCGCATTAACCGCCGCTATGCCGATACCAACAACCGCAGCCGTTACGACGCCCGCAGCAACCCCAACAGCCGCCCAATTCTGTTCCATTTGCTGTACTTGCTTATCTGCTTTCCTTAAGGCACCATCGGCGACCTTAAAGCCGACCGCGAACATTAGGTTACTGATTACTGCCACCCGCTACACACCCCCCTTCCCAAACCAAAAAGGAGCGCCCGCGGGCGCTCACTTCTTTTGCTGGTCTTTTTGCTGTTGTTTGATGTGGATGTCCAGAGCTGCATTTGCCTCCATGATGTCATCGTCATCCATTAGATCGAGATCACGATAGGTGATGTTCATGTCGGACAGCAGCAACCGCCACATATTCCAGTTGTTTCTAGCCCTCTTCTCCGCTTCCGGCTTGCTGATCGTCATTGCCCTCACCATCCTTGCCAGAAATGAACGCATAGGCAGCGTTGATGACCTCCATATATTCTTGGTAGGAAGGGAAATCATCAATTTTCAGTTTCGGCGAAACGATTACGTGCTTGAGCATTTCATCAGAAAGCCGTTCCTCCATGACCACGCCGAATTTGTTTTTGCTGGAATCGTTGATTTTCGATACAGACCGGACGCCCGGAAACTGGAATACATATTCCGTACCGGATTTAGATGTATAGGTTTTCTGCTTGAAATTAGACATTTGATATACCCCTTTTCATGTTTTGGTTTGGTTTAGCTGTACGTTGCATCCAGGCACTGCACTTCATATTCCCTGTCTCCGGCTTCCGTGCCGTATGACCGTGCAGCCGGTTTCTTGATATAAGCTTCCGTCACTGTGATGGTCTCCTTCGGATCGCCGTTATAGATAATCGATACCGGCACCAGCTCGCCGGAGATGGCCAACTTATCGAGCATAGATACTTGCGGGCTTGAGGGCAAAAGCGTAATGGACAGCGTAGCCAATGGATTGTTAATCTTCGAGCGAGCTACATCCCCCTGCGCCCCGACCTTCACCTCATACCCATCCTCATCCTTCTCGAATTCGGCCATATCCTCGCTAAAACCGGTAAGATATACGCCGTTAACCATTACCGTCAAATCCTGCGGATCATATGTTGTTGTCGCCACTTGGTTTCCCTCCTTAGTAGGTTACTACGCCTTTGATTGTGGTTTCGTGGATCGCCCCGGCCAGTTCAAAAGCAAACGCGCCTCCGTTATAAATCCGGCTGGCCCGCTCCAGCGGTGTCGTTTGTTCCCGTGTTTTAAACGTTGTGCTGTACAATCCGACCCCATCCTCGCCAAGAGCAATAATCCCCTGATTCACGCAACGCTGCAGCACGGTACGGACCACGCCTTCGATTTGAGCAATGCCCGTATTGTCATATCCAATTTTGCGGTCACGCGCATTGTTGAATAGCTTCTGGACCTCATATTCCAGCGTGTGAATGACAAAGTGTTTCGAATGGATAACGTCGATGTACTCACCGGATACCGTCTTGCCTTCCGATGTCACCGGGTCGCCCGCTTTGGTTACATAGGTAATCGCGCCAAGATTGTGAATCTCCCGCAGCTCAGCCGCCGTAATATCCAAAGGCTGGATCCCTTTCAAACGTTGCCCTTTCCATGTAATGCTTCCTACCGGCTTCGAACCCGCTTCCCCGACCAATGCCGCCTCCGGGTAATTGTCGATGTTCGTATGATAGAACACGAAGGTGTTTTTATAGTCCTTGGCCTTGATGGACGTCAAGTCATCCTTGCTGCTGGAACTCACCGCAAACTGTCTTGCATCCGCGGCCTCGATCGCATCGGCAATGGCCGTGATGTCTTCCAATGTGCTGCGTGTGCATACGGCAAAGTACCAATCTTTATCGAAAATCGTTGGCAAGAAATCATCCCATGTCCCGGCTGTCTCGCGCAGCATCACCGCGATCTCCGGCGGCCGGTTATCCTGGTCAAAAATCGCCTTCGCTGCTTTGTACACCTCAGAACTTGTAGTGAACTCAGTAGCTACTTCGGACAATTCGGTGTATGTTTTGTACGGTTTAGCCGTGGCCGATGTGCCGATGATCAACGGTTTACCAAAACCGACGACCGGCGAAGGCTTTTGGATATCAATAATTACCGTTACGTCTTTAATTGCTGACAATGGTACCAGCTCCTTCTATGTTTACTTTTTCAATCGTGTAAAGCTTTCTTTTGGACACATCCGGCATGCGGAACACCACTTCGAACCCCTGCCGCCGCTCCCACTCTTCCCCTATGGCGATGTCCCGATTTTCTACGTGGCCGACCTCGTGAACGATAATCCAAAATGCATCTTTCAAGATTTCACGGCCATCAGTTCTGAACCATTCCCGTGCCAGCAGGGCATTGTCCATACTAGTGGGATGATCATCGGCGTACGACATAAAAGAGACGGTGAATTCCACCGTCTCCACTTGTTCGATATGGTCGCCTTTGTGGATCTCAATGGGGAATCCGCGAACTTTTTCAAATCCGGGTTCGAAATGATACGTCAGAAACGCCGTTTTCGGGATGCTGCTGCCGCCGTTCATTCGAATCATCTGTAGGCCGGTGTACCCAGAAAGCTCATTTACCAGCAGCTTACGGATTTCATTGTACGGGATCATTGACAACCCTCTTTTTCGCGATGTATTTGTTGGTATCCCGGTAATCTCGGTCCTCCGGCACATCGATGGTATATTGATTATCTTGGTATTCAATTAGATCGCCGGGATCGTGCCGGTGTGACGTATAGAGCGCCCGGTCTTCCGCCGTGTAGTTCCCACCCTCGGCCAGTTGTAAATCCGCCGAGACCGGTTGAAAAAGACCTCTTAACGGAACACGTACGGGCTGGGCCGGGATCGGGTCGCCGTATTCGTCATAACCTTGGTCCTCGCCCGGTCGTACCAGAACGTAAGGCTTTTCGTACTTCCTCACAATCGAGTTAAAACGAAACATTAACGCCGCCGCCCTCCCTTCTTCTTGACAACCACGGCAGTAATCGACCCCCGAAGCTGTTCTTCATCCCGCAGAATCTTCTTGTTCCCCTTCCGTCTCGCATAGAGCGGAGATAGTGGAGGTGTCCGCATTTTGTCGAAGTTCTTGAGCACCCGATCCTTGCCGACATCGCCGATCTTTCGCAGCAAGTCATCCGTTTCAAGGTTCCCGGTCACCAATTCGACAACGCCCTCTTTTACCACGCGAGAAATCGGGGTTTGGGCCTTCTTTTTTCCAGATCCGATAAATGAACGGGCCGGGATGCCCGCTTTCAATGAACCGTATTCGTGAATACCGGCGATCATTGCAAGTTCTTCATCCCCCTGCGCACCGATATGAACCTCTTTGGTAACCAGTTCCTGCAGAGCATCAATGATCCCCGGTAGATACGTTTCTTCTGTGACCTCGATGTTCGCCCGCCGGTAACTCCGGCGTTTCTTCTTCGGCATATCTGATCACCTCATAACTGAATCAGCGCTTTAACAACGTCCGGAAGGCCTTTACTGTCGTCATAGGTCACGGAAATATCACCGACCCGCTCCGACTTCACACCCGGGGAACGTAGCAGCATTTGAGCGAACATGATGCAGGCCAGTTGGATATTTTCCGGCAATGTGGCTTCCGGTGCGCCCGCCTCGTCGCTTGGCAGGATATATCCGGCCAAATACTCGACATCAATCAAACGGGCGCCACAGGGCCAGCCAGAGCGCCGGAACAGCATGCCGTTTTCCGACTCAATCAAGAAAGAGCCGGAATCCTGTTCCTTCCCCTCGACCTTGAGCATGGAAACGGAGTGAACGGGAAAGTTTCGGAGCCGGAGGAATTGCGTTCCAGAGCCGTCCAGCGTTTGCTGATATGGCTTGTGTTCGTAACTCCGATTCGTTTCCCGTTCAATGGCTGCCGATGCTGCCTTTAAAGCTAAAATAATTTCAAGGTCCTGTGATGTATCATCCAAAGCCACCCCAAAGAAGGGCTTAGCCTTTTTCAGACTTGCCAGCATCTTTGCCACCATCCGTATCCTTCGCCGCTGCTTTCTTGGCCTCGTCGATCTCGGCTTTGGTTGCTTCCTTCCCGATGACGTCCGCGGCTTTCAACAGCGCAGCCCTGTCTTCGTCCGCTTCATAGATAGATCCTTTGGAGATGACTTCATCCGTGTTCTTGTCTACAAAGTCGTTCGTGACGTGGTAAAACTTCGTTTTCTCTGCCATGTATTCCACTCGCTTTCAAATAGAATAGAGCCCGGACTAAGCCGGGCTTGATGATTAAGGTTGTGGTACGCCCAGCTTGACGAACGGTGATACCTCGTAACCGTTAGCAAGGGTGAATGGACCATTTACCCATGGTTTGCCGTCCACGTTCCAGAATGCTTTGATAATCGTCTTGTTCTGAGTGAACAGCGGAGCGTCGGAAGCTTGAATGAAAATGCCCGCGCCGTCCTTGATAACGTAGTAACCAAAGTCCGACAATGCGAGATCACCGGCCGTTCCGAGAATCGGCGAGCTTTCTGTGAATCGGATCGGATAACCCAGCAAGGTACCACCCAGCGCGTTAGCAATATTCGGCTGGAAAATCAAGCTGCCGCTATCATCCTTCATCGTCAGAAGCTGAGGAAGGATGGACTGCGAAGCCGTCCAAACAAGGTTTCCGCCAAGTTTAGCCTGCGCCAGCATGCCGACGATATCGAGATAAGTAATCACGTTGGCTGTCTTCCGGGCTACCACCTTCGCGGCCGGAGAATTCAGAGCACCCAGCGGTTTACTTGTGCCGTTACCGTACAGGAATGCTTGATCTTCGGCGGCTGCAATTGCACCGCGGAAGAGACGTGTCACAACTTCATTCACGGCTGGGGCGTTGCGCAAAAGTTTATCGGTGACTTTGATATGCGCAGCGACTTCATGCGGATTCAATGTCAGATCACGGAATTTTGCATCCGTTTCCGGCTTCTCGTCACCTTCACCGATCCACGTTACCTCTACCCCGCCGAAATTGTTTGATCCTGTGCCTTGATCCAAAGCTGGAAGCGTCAGGCTTGCATCCGGGGAATTGTCCGCTGCCGGAATAACTACTGCGCGCGGCCGAACAATCGCCTGTTCTGCTGAAATTTCGAAAAGCTGCTGCGAGTATTGCGGAGGCACAAAAATACCGCCTGTCACATTCGCACCGGCGGCCAACTCGCGGTATTCTTTCAATCTTGGGTCGTTCGGATTCGAACGATAGGTTGCGATGATTTCACCAAAATCTCGGAATTCTCCTTCGTGTTGCTCATCGTCTGCTGTACGCTTAGTGCCGCCTGCGGACATTGCCAACGCCTGCGCCCGCTCTTCCATTTTAATTTCACTTTCAAGGTCTCGGGCCTCGCCTTCCAAAGCGGTGAATTTCGTTTCTTCTTCATCCGTGAAACTACGCTTTTCACCTTGCGCGCCTTGGATCATGGAACGCATTTCATCTTTCTTAGCGGCAAGCTTCTTTCTCAGTTCGATCAGGTTTTTCAATTCGATCATCTCCCTAAAGGTTAAGTTTTTTCATTCGCAAATCGAGTTCAAGCATGATCATGTCAATTTCTTCATCCGTGTAGCCCAGGAGCGATTCATCACTATGATTGCGGTTCTGAAATACTTCTTCGGCTGATCGGATACCAACGGATACGGATGACTGCGGATAAGCTGGTGTTGTGACCGGGCTTACTTCGAACAATTCCGCTTCGGTAATAGTACGAATCGGCATGTCGCTGTTCGTCTCGTCCCATTCCTCTACAGTTGAGCGAAAAATAAAAGACGACCCGCGCACGTCGCCGCGCTCGATCGTCTCCATGTGTTTCTCCGCCCAGCTCGGCGGCGTAATTTCGTATCGAAGTCCGATGTCATCCTCTATCAGAAGCAATGTGCCCGGCGTTCTTCCTAAAACTTCTCGGGAATCGTGCTGCCACGCTGCATAGACGTCGGGATTATCAGCAAGGCATTTAGAAAAGGCCCCGCGCTTGAACTTCTCTTGGAACATACCGAAAATTGGATGTGATAACTGATCCCAGCGGACCGCATACCCAATAATCTTTGTCGGCTCTCCATCAACCTTCCGCACCTCCGGCCGGCTCCCCGGTAGCACTAACTCCCGCTGCTCCTTATTGTTCTCCTTCATCGTTATCACCTCCCTTCAATGCTTCTTTTGGTGCAAATTTGCCCTTGTAATACTCGTCCAAGAGATCAAGCGGAACCATGTTTAGCGGTACAAAATAACGATCTCCGCCGGGGATTGGGTTCTCGTTTTCCCTCTCGCGGATGTCATTCTGTGAAAATGCCCCGAGATTAAACATTTCTTTATAGAAAGCAGCTCGCGCTGCGGAATCCCCCCGAAGATAACCTTCGATTAGAAACTCAGCATACAAACGTTTCTGCTCGGTTCCATCAAACAGCTTCCAATTGATCGTTTGTTCCCAACGGATCAACCACGGTCGGACGGAATGGACGATAAAATCCGTGCTTTGATGTTCAATGTTGGAGAAGGTTGCCCGCTCCAAATCGGCCATCATGTGCGGAGGCACGCGGAAGATACGGGCAATTTCAAGAATCTGAAATTTCCGAGTTTCCAAAAACTGTGCATCATTTGGCGGAATGGTGTTTTTAGAAAAAGACATCCCTTCTTCTAGCAACATAAGCCGGTGCGATTTGCCTAAACCCTGATATTTTTCTTTCAGGGATTTGCTTAAGCGTTCAAAGGCTGGCTCCGAAAGTGTGCCCGGATGTGTAACCACCGCACCAACGTTGGTGCCATTCTCGAAAAACTCCGCGCCGAATTGTTCGGTTGCAAGGGAAAGCTCGATCGCCTGTTTCGCCCATTGGATAACCGATATTCCCTTTTTGCCGTCAAATCCAAGCCCAGGAATATGAAACATGGCGTAATCTGGGACGTTGTACTGCTTCCCATCCGCGGTGGTAACCCTAAAGAATGGTTCGCCCGCTTCCGTCTCCATATGCTCGACGCGATGGGGTGGAATCGGCCACAAAGCCACGATATCCCCGCGGTTGTCATACTCGATTTCGGCATAGCAGTTGCCCCATAAAAGAATGTGGACCATCATGGTTTCCCGGAAGGTGAATGCCGTCATCCTCGGGTTCGGGGATCGCTGCAGCAATTCACCGATTCGATGGTTTACCCGCTCCCGCCCTCTCGGGTTCAATCGCTTGTATACCGGCAGCGGCAAGGACGCCACCGTCTCAGACAGGATTCGAACACATGTCAAAACGGCGGTGCTCCTCATGGCTGAACTCTCAGTAACGTATATTTTCTTGCCGAATGGAATCCCCAGCGCTTGGTACAGCCATTGTTTCGGATTACTTAAGGTGCTTGAATCGCTCCGTTTCTCAAGGAATCGTGAAATAATGGGAATTTTCAGTGTTCTCACCCCCTTCCTGAATTAAATGGTCCGTACGCCCCTATCCTCATAGACGGAACGTTTGGTTTTGTTCGCCATGCAGAGCTTGTGGGCATTGATGACCGCGTCAATTGGGTCGATCCGCTTGGTCTTGGCTTTTGGATCCTTATCGATCTTAATTTCACCAAAACTGTTGCTTACCGTTTTAGCGTTAACCATGGACCACGTCAGCAGCTTGTTCTCCCGATCGTAGCTCACGTTGCCCGCTTCGACTTCCAAGCGGAAATCAACGGTCGCATCATTCAGGCTGCGGGCGCTCTGTACGATCTCCACACAATCCACGCCGAACTCTTCCAAATCAGACAAAAAAGCATCTGCATTATGTGGGTCATAAGCGATGCCTTCCAATTTCAAATCGTATTTTTTAATTAGATCCTTGTAATATCGAATGATGTATTTATAATCCGTCTTCACGCCGCCCAGGGTTTCGGTGACGGTGATTAAATCGTCCGTGATCCATATATCATAAGGGGCGTCATCGGACTGAATATGCTCGTCAACCCTGCCCGCAGGCATGAAGCTGTGCGAATGCAGATAATATTTCCGGTGCTCCCCGTCATCGAGCGGAAACTCCAAGCACCCAGACGTCAAGTCACCGCCTGATGAAAGATCGAGCCCAAGATAACATCTCCGGCCGCGCATGGCTTCCAGCGTGGTGTCCGACTCGCTTTTTTTCCAGTGCTCCATGTTCATGTACTGGTTATCTGCGAATTGTACCCAGATGTTCAGGCCCTTTGTCATGAAATCCCGGAGATCGGCGCCGCGTTTCTTCTTCGCCTTGATAGCATCGCCGCGCAAACTGGAAAGCGTCTCTTCGGTCCAGAGCGGATTCGCCTTCGGCCAGTTCGCTTCATCCCAAATGTCATCGCCCTTGTCCAACTCACAGATAAAGACGAAATGCGTTTCGTCATCATGGAGCCCGGCCAGAATCATCTTCCCATACTCGTATTCCTCGTAGCATGGCAGATTCAAGTCGAATCCGGCGGTCGTGATGATGGAGGTTAGGCACTGTTTTAATTTGCGCTGGCCCCCTGTCAGCAGCTTGTACATTTGGTTTGTCTTGTGTTTGTGATATTCATCGACAGACGCAAAATAAGGCCGGAAACCGTCTATCGTCTCGGTATCTCGACCTATCGCCTTGATTTCCCCGCGAGTAATATTGCAGAGAATCGTACTTTTATATTCTTTGGAAGTGAATAGCCCCTCTTCATACTTGCTGCCCCCGAGTTCCGGGTCGGCATTGATGAATTTAAGACATTCCTTCAAAACAATGCGCGCCTGATCTTCTTTAGTGGCTGCGCAATATACTTGCGGGTAATTATAGCCGTCAAAATTCCCGTAGAACAGGGCCGGAACCGCGTTCCCGAGCGATTTCCCGTTTTGCCGGGCAACCTGAACATATGATGTGCGGAATCTCCGGTACCCTTCCATGTTCAGCCAGCCGTTCCAGCTACCGAAGATGAAGTCCTGGAATCCCCATAACTTGAGCGGTTCGGGTTCTTCCCCCTCCGCAAGCGTCAAGCTTTCTGCGAAATCAATGATTTCATGGGCTTTATCCGGGTCAAAAACAAATGGAAAACCGTCCGTCCCTTGCCGTTCAAGGTCCCGAAGGTGCCTTTCGCAGGCCTGTTTCTGCGTCTCACCTGCAATAATCTGGCCAGAAACTACTTCCTTGGCATACGCTGTGACCCGGTCAAGCTCGGTTACGGTGTTGTAAGGATAGATTTGGGAGCTATACACCCCGGCCGCCCCCAAATTTGCTGAACTTGCTTGCAGGCTTTTCTTTCTCCTTCGGTTTCGGTACGTTTTTGATCTTCGCAAGTGGATTCAGGAAAAGACGGTCCTGCATTTTCAGAAGCATGTCCATTTTCTTGTTGATGGCCGTCTCGATCTTCAATATCCCTTCAATGGAGGCAAGCTGCGAGAGATACATCTGCGCCCGCCCTTCAAATTCCTCGATACCCTCCATTTTTTCGAAATAATCGTTCAAAATGTCTTCGTTGATCGCTATATTTTCGATGCGTTGATATTGTTTTAGCAGCTTTTCATATTCGGAATACGTCTTGCAATACATCGCCAGAAGTCCGACATCCGAAGACGTTAAAAGGTCAACACCTTGTTGGGATGCTGCCCTGTATTCCTTTAAGCAATCCTTCCACTGCTTATAGGCGATGGTGTCACTTTTCACGTATTCCGGGGGTTTCAACTTGTCGAGCTCCGTTTTCCCGAGCTTGATTTCACTCTCTTGCCGCTGCCGAATTTGTTCTTTTGTCAACCGGTTCGGATTCCCCGCTGCGAGGTGCAGATCAATCGGTTTTCCGTTCCGTCCCATCGGGTTCACCTCCCTGAATCCCTGAGAATTTCATAAAACGAGTTTTTACGCGAAATAAGGGGGACGCGGTCAACTAGCAAAAGGATCGCAGAGATTTGACCCCCCTCCCCCTTGTGCGCCCTTGGACGTGTGTCCGGGAGGGTCGAGACACAAACGCCTCTGTGCCCCCTTTAAATTCGTCTCAGAAGGTGCAGCAAATAGACCTCTACACACATTGCTTTGGTGTACAGATCATTTAGCAAAACCTCTCCTATTCGATTAAGGTCACGCTTGAGGTTGACAAGAGCTTGCTCCGTCTCCATTTATTCGTTTCTCCTTCCGGTGGATCTCTACAACCGGGAGACCGGCTTCTTTAAACCTCTCCCATATGTCCATGAAGAAGCGCGTGAACCATCGGTGATACTGTGTCCCATGCTCTTCATCCCGGAAGTTATATATGTCTTCAAATTGAATAGGGCCATCAGGGTGTGTTAATGCTAACCTGATGCAATAGGCTGTTGTCCTTCCGGTAGCCCTGCCGAACGCCCTGTGATTCCCGGTGTATAAATACTCCTTCTGCCAATCATAAAGTTTAAACCCGAGTGCCGTTTCAATGACAGGTATAGCCATATCCCAATCAAATGTTTTCCTTGCCCATTTGCTTGACGCGTATGACTTGGCGTTACCCACTCTAATAACAAGTGCATATTCAAGGGTGCTGCTTAGTGCGTCTTTCAGAACCTTGTCCGCAAGCTCTACCGGCATACCCGCCTTGACTGCATCTCTCAACCCTTCACCGACTGTTTCAATGAGTGTCATATACCAATCTTCAAACTTGGTATTTACCCTGATCTCCATTCGTGCCCCTCCATTGCTGTTGCCGTGTCAAAATGATTTTCTCAGATGCACGGCAGCGCTCTATTTCTGCATTCTTCATTGCACAAATTCGCTCCCACTTCTCAAGCTCTGCCACTGTTTTGTCTTCAAGGGATACACCGCGCATCCTATCCCATGCATTCAGCTTGATGTCTATTCGGTCCCTATTGTTGGTGCCCGGAATGTGTATGCCGATAATAGACGTTCTGGGACCTGTTACTCGTACGCCTGTTATCGACCATTTGAATATGTCAATTTGTTTAACCACCATTCCCAAACCCTCCATCTTCTCTCGCCGTCTTCTGGCTATGGTGACTATGGCAGCGTGCCCGCCAATTGCTTTTATCCCAGAACAGAACCGGATCGCCTCGGTGTGGTATTTCATGATCTACATCTGTAGCGGGTGTTAGCTTCCCTATTGCGTAACAGTCGATACATAGCGGGTTCTCTTTTAGGAACTGTTTCCGTTCCCGTCTCCAATGATGATCATATCCCCGCTCCGCTGATGTGCCCCGCTTCCGGTCATAGGATTGCTTGGGATGGTCTTCACAGTAACCGGTTGTGGTTAGTTGCTTACAGCCTGTGTGACGGCAGAACTTTTTCAGAGCCACTTGTTACATTTCCTTTATAATCCAACGGTCGTATAAATGCGGGGCCTTCTTTCTTGGTAAGAATAATTGGTCACTATCCTCTTCCGATTCTGCATTATTATTGAACTTCTCGATATAATACTGCTTGCCTAGCCTATCCAATGCATCCATTGCACTGTTTAAGGCTTCACGGGTAAATACCATTTCCTCATACATCTCAGTCACCCTTTCATGAGAAATAATAAAACCTTGTTATCCGGCCCTCGGCTTACGCCTGGGATTATTCAGTCGCATTGATGCCCTTCGGCCAAAAAAGAAAAGAGCCGCCATTATAGCGACTCATCCTTTGAAAGTTTATTCGATTCTAAAGGCCTTTGCAGGATTCGAACCTACCAATACCATGAAGGCCATATTGAAAGCCCGTATTTATATCGCGCCCGGGCGGAGTGCGTTTGGAGTGATCTTACCTCCTTCCCCGCATCCATACCGCCGCGATAAACGCTCCAGATTGCCGTAAGGCTCCCTTTTCAGCACAGTCGAGTCCTGCGACGATAAGGGGTAGCAGGGACACCCGAGCGTTTAGCTCTATGTCCCTACTTTAATGTTTTACTACTTTATAAAGGCGACGCGGTACAGACGTAAAACAGACATGAATTCAATCAATATCATGAGTCAGTTTCAATGTTCCGGCAATGGCCTCTACACCCTCCCGAACTTTCCGGTCTAGTGAACGATCGGTGAACCGACTCCATTTAGATACTGCCGCCCACCGTTCATGACTCTCTATAAATCGATAATGCATAATCTCTCTTATCTCGTCATCCAGTATGCATTGAATGGCTGTTTCGATTGCCTCTGTCTTGCGGGTGTATTTAGCTAATACCTTCTGTTCAATGTCGTTTAAAGCGGGCTTCTTACTCAGTACAGAGATTGTACGGCGCATCTCGGGATATTTCTTTAGTTGCTGCCGCACATATTTGATTTCATCCGCCGTAGCGCTCGGGAATAGTTCCATTTGCTCCACCGTCCCCATAGGGTCACCCCTTTTTAAATGTACTCAAATAGATCCGCCTGCCCTTCCTTCTCAACCTCCGATGCGTCACAGATTAAACCTTGTTCTACCCATTCAGACGGTGCTTCATGTTTGTAATCCGGCCAAATCGGATCGCCCGCCCTTGAGTATTTAGGATTCTTCTCTTGTGCTTTATCAGTCCAGACCCAATAGGATTGAGCTTTTACTTTCACGCCGTTCGACCTCCAAACACTGCCTTCACCAGCCACTTGAATTGCTTGCGCTTTTTCCTCCGATTTTTGGTCTGCAGGTATATCCTCGCCTTTGATTTCAATGTCTCGTATTCTAAGCAGTAATGAACGAAATCCATAATGATTTTTTTTATGAAGGCTTTAATACGGGTTATCAGCTCATACACAACCTTTTTGATTCTTTGCCAGAAGGCCATGATTTCTGCTTTTGTTTCTTCGGTCATTGCTCCCTCTCCTTCGGATAAAGGACATCCAATATATTTCGTGCAATGACGAAAATCTCGTTATTACTCCACATTGCGTGCTCCTTTATATCCTCTAACCTTTCTTTTAGCTTCTGCTCGCGATCTTTCACTTCTTCCAGTTCCCGGGCCTGATTGTGAAAACGCTGCTTGTCTGCATAATAGTCACAGTTGATACGGGCTATTTCTTCTTTGGCCGCAGCGGCTTGAAGTTGCCAATATCGATATGCTGAGCCCGGTTGAACCAATACCAACGAATCGATGTCATTCTGCCATCCGCTAACCCCGACAAGCTGATAACGGTTATGAACGTCCTGAATGCTTGATATCTCATGTATAGAACCGTCTCGCAATATTACCGAGTCGCCTTTTTTTATTTTCTGCTTGTCTTTACTCATTCCCAATCACTCCCCCTAATCCTCGAAATAATGGCCGTATCCGTGATTTGGGTAATAACCGGCTGCCTGTTGCACACCGTTTACCACATCCACAATCAAATCCGCCAGAACGTTCATTTGTTTGTCCGGAAGGGATTCAATAAGGCGTTTCTCCTTCGCTCTAAGCTGCCTTCCTGCAGCGGATGATAATAATGTCATAACCGGTTCTAAACGTTCCTCTTTCAGGCGCTGGGTTTCGGCTAATTGCAATTCGGCGTTCTCTCTCCGGCGATACTCTTCCCAATCTTGATCGTCATAATAAAAATATGGACCGTGACGTTCCGTATAGATATTGATCCAGTGCTGCAGCTCTTCCTCATTTGCGTGAAACCGTTGATTGCAGATGCCATTCACTCGCATGCCGTTCGTTTTGACGCCGCGACCGTCTCGGGTCCGGGGCATGACATGGTGCGTTTCCGTATCCGGCCGGCCGCAGCCGCACTGGCAGCGCCCACCCGCTTCCTTGATCAGCTCTTTCACCACACTTGCCGGGAACTCCGCCCGATCCGCCCGGGATGGACGCCCTTTATGATGCGATAGGATGTTTTGCCGCCATGGGGCGATTTCTTTCTTCTTTTTTGCGAATGCCATATGTCTCACACTCCATTATCTTGATGGGTTGAAGTATTCTGATTCGCTGCTCTCACTTCATCGAAAATGGATTGGAGGTCCGAGCGGACCCGCGGTGTGTACCTCCGGCCCGCCTGTGTCTTTATGATCCCTTGGATCGTACGACGCCCCTTGTTAACCTCGTTTACGAGTTCCTTCTTTTGTGTCACCAGTTCATAGAGCGGTTGAAGCCTTTCGTTTTCATCCTTTGCCTTTCGTCTCCGCCTGCGATTCTCTTGTAACTGACTGACCAACTCTAAATGCCCTATTTGATCAGCGTCAAAGAATTCTAGGGCGTGGTTCAAATCGAGATATTCGCTATCACAGTAAGAAATTTCTTCAATGTTCTGTTCGTAATTTTCCTTGACGGATTTAAAAATATCGTGGAGCTGCTGGACTGCTTCTTTAGCCGATATTTCCAAAGCTAACACCCCTTTCCTCGCTTCGTTTCAGTTCTTCGCATAGCTCATCATACAGATTCATGTAACTCTGATAATTCGGATGATTCTTACCCATGGAATCCAGCATTTGAGCGCCTTTATATATTCGTTTCCTTAGTCGTTTTTGGTAATGTTCGACCAGCTCCCTAAAGAGCCGGTCAAAATGATCATAAATTCCTTGTTTAGTTTGGGCGGTGCATTTCACATTTTTTAATCTCTGATATGTCAACTCGTCAAGTTGGCCATCTTTATTAGCCCCGTCCAGTTGCCTAAGAAAGATTTTGTGATACCTAATTATGAGACGCACATTTTCTTCCGAGTCCTCACTATGGGATAAAGAAGTATCCATGCTATCACCCCGTTCAATAATGAATCCGATGCAGATCGCAAAAGCGGCTAAAGTTTTTAAGATAGATCATTTCGGCATATCCCGTTCCGGTGTTACGCCCCTTAGCAACGATGATTTCAACGATGTTCTTTTTCTCCGTTTCGGCGTTGTAATAATCGTCTCTGTATAGAAAATCAATTTCGTCGGCATCCTGTTCGATGGAACCAGATTCCCGCAAGTCGGACATCATCGGTCGCTTGTCTTGGCGCTGCTCCACTCCGCGGCTAAGCTGAGATAAACACTCAATTGGGCAATCATTGTCCCGCGCAATCTGTTTCAATGTTTTACTGATGTATGACACCTCTTGCTCACGGCTCTGAAATTTCTTCCCGGAATTTATCAGCTGTAAGTAATCGATTTGGACATGTAAATCTTGATGAACCTTCTTCAATTGTTTGACCTTGGATGCAATTTCCTGAATCGTGATTCCAGCAGTGTCATCAATGTAAATCGGCATCTCGTCCAGAATGGAGCGGGCATGTGTATATTTAGGCCATTCATCTGGTCCAAGATCCCCTGTACGTAAAAGGGTGCTGTCCAGGTTCCCGATGTTGGCTATGATTCTTTCACCAAGTTTCCTCGCTGGCATCTCTAGGCTGAAAATAGCAGTGGCAAATCCAGCGTTTGCAGCAGCTACGGACCCATTTAACATGAATGCCGTCTTCCCCATGCTGGGCCGAGCCGCCACGATGATCAAATCTCCTTTTTGTCGGCCTCCTGTGAGCTTGTTTAAGTCCGCTCCGCATGTTGGTACACCAGTTATACCTTGGGACTGACTACGGACCTCTAATTCGTCCTCGTGGTCCCTCATAACATCGCGTATACGTGTTAGCTTCTTATCTGACCGGACCTTGCTCCCAAATTCATCGGCAGCCGTTTGGAATAGCGCGGCGACCTTTCGAGGATCCGACTCTTCTTCTATCAGCCGTCTTTGTACTTCCAGTGAATCAAGAGCCTTGCGCCTGATACCGGTTGTTTCAACGATTTTCATGTAGTGACCGGCATTAGCAACGGAAGGCACCTGTTCGACTAATCCTCCTAGGTAATCGATGCTGCCGAAGTACCCTGTTAGTTGCCGATCATATAACCATTGCGATAGGGTTACGATGTCAATTGAAGTGCCTTCTCTTTGCAATTCGCATATCGCTTCAAACACGGGGCGGTGTGCTTCTGACCAGTAATCGGGTTCTAATCGTTCTACTGCTTTAGCCGCTGTCTCTTGGCTCTGATCAAGGAGAATGCTTCCTAATACCGCCTGTTCCGCTTCCATACTGAAATCAATCATGTCGCTTTCCCTCCGTTAGCCTCGGCCGCGGGCAAGCGTTTTTCTGCCAGTTATCCATGAGACGAAACCGTTCTTCTGTCTGTATTCGTAGATTCTCCACTGATAAAGGGGAAGTGTTCCCCCTAATATCTGATATGGCCGGTGGGTAACTCGATTTTTTTATATGCTGGGCCAAATTTTGCGCAGCCTGATTATAGCTAACATCTTCCAGCATCTTGCCCCATAGTGTTTCCATTTCCTCAGAAACTTGAACTATCGGGTAAGCTGTGACGATTACCGAAAGGAGATGTAACAGCTCCTTGTTGTTCACGGTCTATCTCCCCCATGCGTTTATTTAGATATTCCTTATTCCGTTCGAAGCGGGACTGATTGCCGCTTGTTGATCGACCTTGTCTTAATACAATTAGTTTCTGTTCAGCCTCTTGTTCTGTGCTGTTGCGAATAATGCCAAAGGTATATTCCTCTTTGGCGCTTTTCTTGTCCGGCATGCTCATATGTTGACGCATGGCATACTCGACTTGAACAGGGCTAAATTTATGAAAATACGCCATAATCTTTTGAGTTATTGAATCTGATATTTTTTTACTCTTTCTGGTCTCGCGGATAAAATCGAGGTATTGGTCTATAACTGTAAGGATTTCAGGGGAATAACGGGAGCGGAAATTTTCAATTTCGGCGGATAAATTAATAATTACATTCTTATCATTCTTTACATTCTTATTATTGTTCCGCTGTTGTTCCCCTACTGTTCCAACACTGTTCCCCGAGTGTTCCAAGTTCTGTTCCAAGTCTTGATTCTTGTACCCTTCAAAACCTTGATACTGTTCGTAATTCATGACGGTGAAGACTGTTCCAAGTTCATGGATTCTCGTGCATATCCTTTGCGACTTCTCTAGCTTCTTAATGCAACGGTTTATCACGGAAGTAGAGTAAGTTTTGACTTGGCGATTTTCGATATATTGCAAATCTTCTTGTAGTTTTCTGGTAGACCGGCACCACTCGCCGCGTTTCAGAACTAAGTCATCAGCCAGCCTGACGCCCTCTTCGGAAAACACGGCATTTCCATATATGAGAAAAAACAATCGAAACTCGACTATGTTCTTCCAGATTGGGTTGGCAAATAACTCCCGACTTGTTTGAAACGCCCCTTTCATTCAATCACCTGCTTATCTGCAATTTGCTTTGTCTTGCTGTCCAAAAGCCGCAGACAGCAGCCGTTCCAAGGCATCTCCGCCGTCTATGATGCGCCAAGCCATCTGTACAAAGAAATCCCTGCGCTCTTCTATACCAACACAATCCAGTGCATCAAATATCAAGTTTGTCATCGCGTCCCGATCGTTGACCAGCGGCTTCCAATTCACATTGAAATGATGGTATCTACCGTTATAGTCCGAATCAGGACGTTTACCGTTATCAACCATAATGTCAAGCCCGTGCGACTTAAGAAGCTGGTCCCGGTTCATCATGAAATCACAACCTTCCGTTTCAGCCCGTGCCAATTGCGCCTAACCTTGTAAACCGGCTTGCCGTCCTTAAGGCCAAGGCTCTTTGAGCCGTGAAATTCGAAACCATCGCTTTCCCAGCTCTTCAATTCAATAAAAAATCCCATGTTTTCGTTATAGCCACTCGACACTTCAACAGTGTGACCGTCACTATGAACAAAATTTTGTTCTACAATGCGGCCGACATTAGCCAAATAGAGTTTCGATGCTTCTATCTTTTCATCCATCGTAAGGTAGCGTACGGAATCAATCACTTTGAGAAATGGAATCGCAAAAGTTAAACTGTAATTTTCTATAAGAGTTACATATAACGCTTCATTATTTTTAGAGATGAATTCAATTTTTGAAATAGTTGCAGTGCTCATGGATTGCCCCCCTTATTAGGGCACCCCTTGACGGTTCTCATGGTGTTATGTAATAATGTCGCCAAGGGAATACCCGTGCTTAAATGATCGCCTTAACGTCCCGCCAAAGACATGTTAAGGTGATTTTCGCTTTTCATTGATACAATACCGGCTTCCAGCTCGTTCATGATTACTTCCTCTTCATGACCAACATCATTTAACAAATCAATTAGATCTTCCAAAAGATGCTTTTCGGAATATTGACCATCGTCGGTGACTGATAACATGATGTTGGACATTTTCTTCTTCATATCAATAAGAAAGTTCAACCGTCTGGAAGGCAGATAAATCTTATGCTGCTCAGCCTTGGCAGATTTGGAGCGGAAGTCTACTTCATCAAACTTACATCCATACAGCTTACATAATGCTGTAGCATCATCGAACTCTAGCAGCCCCGGGAACTCTTCATACCAAGACATTTTTTTCTGCGTTATACCCACCGCGAGTGCAGCATCTTCCAACGTCATGCCTGCTCTTTCTCTAGCTTCTTGAATTGAAATTTTAGTTGTCATATAATGACCCTACCTTTCACTCAACATATTCATGATATTTATGATTTCGCGGCTATCGTTGATGTATCGTTTATAAGTCTTTTCAATCCATTCAATAGCCTCATCCTTTGTCTTTTTACGGACCTCTTGCCTAATTGCAGCGGCAGTTTTTCCGTACTTCCTCATTGCCAAAAGCTTATAATATTCGTTCATGAACTGGATCGCCTTGGGGTTCTTTTCGTCCGCCATCTCAATGTAAGTCCACTTCACAAGTCCGCGCCCAGAAATTAGATGCTCACCCGGCAACTCATCATGTTCTATTACATCAGCACCCTTTTCAAAAAGAGGGTGGGTTAAATTCTTCTTCTTTAACCGGCGCATAACAACGTTTGGAGCATCGATCTGAGCTTGATAGGAAATGAGCCTAACATCCCGTTCGTAGTTTACATCCTCACCATGTTTTTGGAGCTGCTCAAGAACTGTCTTAACACCTAATGCTGCTAACGATATGTCTTTAGCTTCTGGGTAAACATGGTACGTGCCACCCCAAAATACAACTACTGCATAAGGTGAATATGGTTCTTCCTCATGGATTGGAAAACCGAAAATCCTCCCTCCCTGTTGCTCTCGTATTGCCTTTGCTTTTTCTTGGATCAGCTTGTTAGTCATTTAGTTGTCCCTCCGGGTAGATATGATCTCGATAGTAAGCGTTTGACAACCCTAACAATTCTGCTAATTTTTCCAGTCTTTCTGCTCTTACCAGAAAACCTTCTCTTTGATCAGGACGGCATTTAAATGATTTCGTTTTTGCGTTCTCTGCTTCAGCGTATAATCCGGTTGTTGCATCAAGAATATCTTCAAAATCAACAGATCGAACAAATTCAATCAGTTGGCGTTCGTACTCATTAATTTCAACAGGATATCGTTCCAAACTATCCCAATCAATCTCCTTATAGTTACTCGCTTCCTTAATACCCTCTTCCGACATCTCTCCGCTACTAAACCAAGCTGCATAACCATCTTTGACAAGACATAGCGTGATCTGACTTTCGGTAATATTTTTAGAAACATCAAAGTTCAACTCGAATGCAAATTCAGACTCTCCAAGAGTGACGACCACTGTATCTCCTGTACCTTCGCCACTGAATGTTTCAAGGTACTCAGCTTTTACAGGTTGTTCTGAAATACCAATAAACGGATTTGATTGCCCGTTAAGTTGAAATTCAAGACTGCAAGGCGTCGAGTGTTTCTCCATTACTTTAAAGATATGCAACGCTTCGTTAAGTTCGATAGGAATCATATTTGTGGTTGTCATTTTCATTTCGCTCCTTTTGATTGTTTTTGGATATTTCGAACGATGATTGCATGCTGTAGGGAGTTGCTAAACCATAAGCGGGCCAGTTCTGGAAGAGTCATGCTCCACGTTCCTTTCTCAACCGGTCGGTCACATAGACTTGACCCTTGACTGTTATATATGGTGTTCTCCAAGTGAACGGCTCACCAGTTGGCTTCTGCTTCACTCCTGTTACAACTTCGAACAATCCCTGTTCTACAGCACGTTGAGTTGGCTCAGTGGAATTTTGGCAAATCAGTTTCCAATCTCTGAGTTTATCGAAAAGTCTGTTCTGACCGATCTTGAAGCCATGACTACTTAATGAGTGCGCCAAATCCCGAACCTTAACAGATTCATCCGATTGCATGCATATCTCTGCGAATGAAACCAATGGCTTTTGTTCCTCGATAGCTTCGACTAGCATTCTTTTCTCTTTCGTTTCTTCAATCCATCTTTCAGCTCTAGCAATAGGGTCATCAATTTGGTAAGAAGGCGTATATTGGATGAATGCCGATGCCAATACACTCTTGGCTTTTAATTGGTACTGGACCAATTTCTCCGTAACTTCTGGCTGATGCCTTTGCATGTTAGGGGTAATAGATATTTTCGCGAGCCATAAAGGAAGGAAATCTAACTCAATGGTTAAAACTTCTCTCGCCCCACCGTTACCATTCAGGACGAAATTCCGTCCCCCTTCCCGCAAAACAACATCCTCCTGAACTTTTTTACGTTCTCCTTTCATTTGACCTTCGGTAAGGCCGATCCCCTCACAGACCCACCGAACACCTACATAAACTTTTCCGTCATTCGCTTTTACTCCCAATAGATTAGCCCCATTGAATGGAACCAACTTTTGCTCAACTGGAAAAATGTTATTCATATTAACACTCCTCTTCAACTTGATTTTCTTTTATTAATCCGGTTTAAATGATGGAAGTGCTTGTCCAAGAAAGTTTTCATTTCTGTTCCTTTAAACATCCATCGCCCGCCTTCACAACCATTAGTTATCTGATCCATTTCAGATTTAAATCTAGGGTTCAGTAGTATGTTAGAGATAAGCCAATCCCTTTTTCGGCATGTTTCAAACTCCAATCTCCTCATATCCCACCAAGTGCCGGTTTCTTCAATAATCTTTTGCATCTCTTCCTTTGCCAGTCTCCTAACGAATTCATGATCAACAATAACTTGGATAGTGGCCGAAGATTCCATCCGACCTCCCCCTTTCACTGAAAAAATAAAGTCTGTAAAACGTCATTTATACTTGCGTTATTTTAAATGACGGTTTATAATAATGACAGTTAGGGCTGAGATAATTGTTTTACTTCGACTTCTGCTAAGTCTGGGAATAAAACTTCTGCCGATGTCCCAAAATATTTAGCAAGTTTAAACAGTAATACTGCGTCAGGGTTGCCTCTTCCGCTTTCGATATTTCTAATGTGGCTTTCGCTGACGTTAAGATCGAGAGACAGTTGCCTTTGAGAAAGTTTGAATTTCGATCGAAGCATCCGAAACTGTTCTCTTCGTTTAGTGGAAACACCCACATATACCACCTCATTCATGTGTTTTTAAATTACACTCTAATCTTAGATGATATTTTAAAGCACGTCAAGTGTAATGATGTTATTTTAAATAACTTTTTTTGGAGTGATGAAATTTATGGACCAGAACGAAAGAAAGTTGATGGGTTCACGAATCAGATCAGAAAGGGAATCTATTGGTTATTCTCAAGACGCCTTAGCTGAGAAGTTAGGTATGGGGCGTGCTAATGTGGCTAATTACGAGTCTGGAAGGGTTATTCCACCAAGCAATATATTAAAAGTCATGTCCGAGCTTTTTGGTGTCACTTCGGATTACTTATTGGGTTCCACTGAAAATAGGGGGGGCGAAAAGGTAAACGATAAGCTACAGATAACTGAGGGGGTAAGGTCACTTGCGAGGGACATCCAAGAATTAGATTCCGATTCAATCGATGCTCTTGCGCTAATAATTAAAACTATGAAGCAAAGAGGGCGTGAGGCAAACGAAAAATGACATTTCCTAAGTCAGCTAGATACAAAAGAGCTTCAAAATTAGCAGAGCAGTTTTTAGTGGACAACAATATAACCGACTTTCCAATCGATCCTTTTGAGATTATAGAACGTAATAAGTGGGGATTGATTACTTATTCTGAACTAGCACATATCTCTAAAACTCCCTTTTTTCAAGTAGTGCGGGCATGTCAAAGTAATGATGGCTATGTAATGTACGACGAAGAATCAAAAAACCATACTATTGCCTATAACGATACTATTAGAAGTAAAGACCGGATCAGGTTTACATTACTTCATGAAATAGGTCACATCTATTTAAATCATTTAGTTGATTTCCAAGAGACTGTTATTACTAGAAACTCATTAACAGAAACAAAATACAAGATTCTTGAGAATGAAACTAATCATTTTGCAAGAAACGTTCTCGCCCCAACACAAATTATTAATCAAATAGAAACGCCAACAGAAAGCGACGTGAGTTATTTCTTTGGAATAAGTTTGAAAGCAGCTAAAGTCCGTTTAGAACTTTTATTTCGAGACAGTGTATTATCCTCCTGGGGGAATTCCCTACTAGAACAGTTTGGTGCTATGGTCTATAAACTCAATCACATACATTTCTGTACAAACTGTAAACATGAATTTATAAAAGAAAACGTAGTCTTTTGCCCAATCTGCGGAAAAAGCAATAAATTAAAGAAAAGAGGATACCGGAAAATGATTTATGATGGCGTTTCCATTGATGAAAATGGACGAGCAATAGAATGCCCGAAATGCGGGAATGAACAGATAATCAAAGGGGAATATTGCAAAATTTGTGGCGTCCATGTGGTAAACAGATGTGATAGAAGTTACTACGATCACGGTCAATTAATAATCGAATGTGGTGAACTTGCTGAGGGAAACGCAAGGTATTGTACTGAATGCGGACATGAAACAACGTTTTTTAAGAATGGAATTTTGAAAGATTGGGAGGACGAACTTAAGAATGGTCTTCCTTTCTGAGCTCCACACAATTTGATAAGAAGGCGGGGCTAATCAGCTTGTCAAATTACAATTCAGAAAGGAGTTTGCTGCATGGCTAGTTTTCAAAAATACACAACTAAAGACGGCGTCCGATGGATGTATAAGTATTACTCTACAATCGATCCAGTAACCGGGAAAAAGAAACAATCGACAAAGCGAGGATTTAAAACTAAAAAAGAAGCGCAATTAGATGCTGCAACAGTGGAGATAGAATTAACAAATGGTACGTTTGTAAAGGAGAAGAATACAACCTTTGCAGAATTCGCTCCTAGATGGTTAAGTCTCTACAGTAAGACCCAAAATGTTAAGGATTCTACGGTCGCATCAAGACAAGTTTCGATTAACAGAATGTTAAAGAGTTTCAAGTATATTATGCTGAAAGATATTACTAAAGAAATGTACCAAGATTACCTGATAACACTAAAGAAAGATGGCTACTCTAAAGAAACGATCATCAGCACCCACGCAACAGCCAAAATGTTATTTAAAAAAGCCAAGCAGATGGAAATAATTAAAATAAATCCGACCGTCGATGCAATAGTACCAGCATTCAATCAAACAATTGATGAACTAGAAAATGAAACGGAACTACCCAAGTACTTTGAGAAAGACGAATTAATTAGTTTTCTTGAAATAGCTGAAAAACATGGAATGGATAAAGATTATGCTGTTTTTTTGACTTTAGCTTATACCGGGATGCGTGTAGGCGAACTATGTGCACTCAAGTGGAAGGATATAAACTTCGAAGAAAAAAGCATCAGCATAACGAAAACATACTGGAATAAAACGAACAATACCAGAAACTACACCTTGAACACCCCTAAAACTAAATCTTCGAAAAGATTAATCCTAGTGGATGACGAACTAATTAATGAATTAAAAAAATATAAGACTCTTCAAAAAGAAATCATGATGCGCTATCGAAATTCATATCATGATCAAGACTTTGTATTTCCGAAGCTTACACAATTCCATGGCTACCCAGAAAAACCAAAAGTGATTGAGAACCGCTTGAAGAGGCTTCTAAGGCTTTCTGGACTAAATATGAACCTTACCCCCCACTCCTTTAGACACACGCATACCTCGCTGCTTGCAGAGGCAGGAGCGGAGCTATTACAGATCATGGAGAGACTTGGCCAGAAAGATGAAAAAATAACTCGCAATGTCTATATGCATGTAACTAAGAAATTGAAGAAGGATGCCGTTGATAAGTTCCGCAAACTCATGAACGGCATTTAA